CTCTTATAACCAAGTTAGATGGTAATTATAATATTACCGGAAATGTAATTAATTTTGTTGAAGCACCATATGGACTGATTCCTATTAGTACAACATCAAATCCACCAGATGCTAGAGATTTTGTCGGAATTGAAACTAGATCATCGTTCAGTGGAAGAGCATTTATTAGATCTGGAATTCCAAATGATGAAAAAGATGCATATTATTTCAATTACATTTTTGATGATATTTCACCAAAATTTAATGGTTTTTCAACATCATTTACATTAACATCGGATAAAAATGATGTTTCTGGAATTTCCACTGGAAATGGAATTGTTTTAATTAATGGTGTTTTCCAAGGACCAGATAGAAGTGGATTTGTTGATATTAAAGAAGATTATTTCATGTCAGAATCTGCGGGTGCTACTCAGATTTCATTTACTGGAAGTGCAACTTCCATTTCTTCCGACATTAATACTGCAAATATTCCTCGTGGAGGTATAATAATTTCCATAGGTTCTTCTAATGGATTCGGATTCCAACCATTAGTTGCAGCTGGAGGAACTGCAGTTGTATCCACTGCAGGAACTATTCAGTCAATTAGTATTGGTAATAGTGGATCAGGATATAGAGTAGGAATACAAACAGTTGTAAATGTTTCAGTAGCAACTTCCAGTAATGGAACACCAAATATTGAATTCATAGGTACTGCAGCAGTATCAAATGGAAATATTGTTAGTGTTGCAATAACAAATCCTGGAGTTGGATATACTTCAACAAATCCACCTATAGTCATTTTTGATTCTCCATTACCATACTTCAATGTCCCATTGGTTTATAGTTCTTCTTCAGTTTCTGGTGTTGGTACTGAAGCTACCGTTGATATTGTTGTCGGAAATGGTTCTAGTATTGTTTCCCTCAATCTCAGGAATTATGGATATGGATATGGTGTTGGTGAAATTTTAACTGTAGATATAGGTGGAATTTCTGGAATTCCAACAGATACTTCTTTATCGTATGAAGAATTCCAACTCACTATTGAAGAAATTTATACTGATAGTTTTAATGGTTGGACTGTTGGTGAATTGCAAGTCATTGATTCAATAGACTCATTATTTGACGGAAAAAGAACTACTTTCCCGATTAAAATAAATGGAAATCAAACAACCATACGAGCAAAAAAAGGTTCTGTTATTGAAGTAAAGGCAAACCTACTAATCTTTATCAATGATATTTTACAGGTTCCAGATATATCCTATACTTTTGAAGGTGGTAGTGTAATTACATTTAATGAAGCACCAAAACCAGGAGATACTTCAAAGATTTTATTCTATAAGGGAACTGGTGATATTGATACTATTAGTGTTGATATTTTAGAGACTATAAAGGAAGGTGATATTGTAAGAATCACCAGTGATTCTGATGGACTAACTGAAAATGAAAGATTGGTTAGTGAGATTATTTCTACAGATATACTTGAGACGATAACATATTCCGGACCAGGAATTACAAATGATCCTAGTTTGTTAAGACCTTTAACTTGGTGTAGGCAAACTGAAGATAAAATTGTTAGTGGGCAGCAGATCACTAAAGACAGAGTTCTATATGAACCACTAATTCAACCAACAACAAATATTATTCAAAATGTTTCTACAGATTCTACAGAAATTTTTGTAGAAAGTGTTAAGACATTCTTTGATAGTGCCGATGAATATATTCAAGATGGAACCACGGAACTTCCACAAAGAAAGATATTGATTATAACTCAAGATTCTACAGTTGCAGCAGCAGCTTCGGCTATAGTATCATCTGCAGGAACTATTTCTTCTATTATTATTTCTGATGGGGGAGTAGGTTATTCAACAAGTCCTACTGTGATATTAGAAAATCCAGTAGGACTTGGAACAACACAGAGAGCTGAGGCAGTTTCAACTATCTTAAATGGATCAGTTAATTCAATATCAGTAACAAATCCAGGATCTAATTATTCTGTAGACAATCCACCAGTAGTTTTAATAGATTCTCCATCTTTCACAAAAGAGTTGGTTGAGAAAGTATATTATGATGGTGATTTTGGTATTATTTCTGGAGTTAGCACAGTTTCAGTAGGAGTTGCCTCAACTGGATTAGTATTTGATTTCTTCATTCCAGAAAATTCTTTCTTGAGAGACTTGAATATTAATCAAGTTGGTATTGCTACTACAGGAATCAGTGGTATTCAAACTGGATACTATTTCGTTGTTCGTAATTCAAATATTGGATTTGGTTTGACATCTTTAGATAATTCTGGGAACACTGTTGGTTTTGGATCTACGTTTATAGATAATGTTTATCAGGCAGTCGCAGTATCAATAGCGCAAACTCATGCGGTCGGTGTAGGTTTAACCTATGTTGCAAGAGTGACGGTTAGTGTTCAAAATTATAATGGATTGACTGGTCTGGGATATAGCAACTTCTACGGTGAGTATAGTTGGGGTAGATTGTACAATATGACAAGAAACTTACCACAATCATTCACACATTATACAAATGGAATTCTGGGTGTTTCTACATCACCAATTGTACAAAGATATAATCCATTAAAATATCAAAATTACACTACATAAATAGATAAAAAACTCAAAAATGTCTGCAATAATAACTGATCAGTTAAGAATTTTGAATGCTGAGAACTTTGTTTCTGCTGCAACATCCTCAGCAAATTCTTATTATGCTTTTGTAGGTCTTCCAAATGCAACAGATTATTCTTCAACATGGGATGCAAATCCACCAGCACCAAAAGATAGTTTTGATCAGGAGAATGACTATTGGGATACTATGATTGCTCTCAAAAAAATTGGTGAGAGTGACGTAAAACAAGTTGTTCGTAAGATTACTTGGTCTTCGGGAACAACTTATGACATGTATAGACATGATATAAGTAGAACCAATACATCAAAACCATCTGGAGTAACAAACTTATATTCGGCAAATTATTATATTGTAAATAGTGAATATAAGGTTTACATTTGCCTTTATAACGGAACAACTCCCGAAAATCCAGAAGGAAGACCGTCTCTTGATGAACCAAACTTTGTTGACTTAGAACCAAGAGCAGCTGGAACTAGTGGAGATGGATATATTTGGAAATATCTTTATACAATAACACCAAGTGATATTATAAAATTTGATTCCATTAATTATGTTTCTGTTCCTTCCAATTGGAAAACTAATTCCTCAAATGCTGCGGTTAAAAATAATGCAGAAACTAGTGGTCAGTTAAAAATAGTAACAATTACAAATAGAGGTGTTGGTTTAGGAACAGCAAATAGAACTTATACTAGAGTTCCAATTACAGGAGATGGTTCTGGCGCTGAATGCACCATAGTAGTTAATAATGATTCTAAAGTAGAATCTATAACTGTTTCTAAAGGTGGTTCTGGATATACTTATGGAACTGTGGATTTGGTTTCTGGTGGAGTTCCTACTGGATCAACTTCTCCATCATTTAATGTAATTATTCCACCTCAAGGTGGACACGGATTTGATATCTATCGTGAACTGGGTGCTTATAATGTTTTGATTTATTCTAGAATAGAAAATGATTTAGAAAATCCAGACTTTATTGTCGGTAATCAAATTGCAAGAATTGGTATTGTAGAAAATCCCCAAGCATATAATTCAACTCAAATATTGAATTTGAGTAAGGCTAGTGCTGTTGGAGCTATAAAATTGACTGGTGTTGGATATAGTAGTGCATCATTCCCAGCAGACAGCATCATAAGACAAACTGTTGGTTTGGGATCAACAGCTGTTGGTAGGGTAGTTTCTTATGATCAGAATACTGGGGTATTAAAGTACTGGCAAGATCGTTCTTTGGTTGGATTCAATAGTGATGGATTACCAAACCCAAATTCATCATATGGACTAAAATTAAATCAGTTTACTTCCAATGTTAGTGCTGGAGGGACCACCAGTATAATAGGAGTAAATGATAGTTTATTCTTAGATACAAACTTTAGTGGTATATCTACGGTAATAAATAATAGAACATACTACTTGGGTCAATCATTTACATCGGGCATTTCAAATCCAGAAGTAAAAAAACATTCTGGAAACATCATTTATGTAGATAATAGACCTTCGATTACTAGATCATCAAATCAAAAAGAAGATATCAAAGTCATTTTGCAATTCTAAAGAATTATGCCACAGGAAACTAACCTCAACGTCTCACCATACTTTGACGATTTTGATCCTAGAAATAATTACTACAAAGTTTTATTTAAACCGGGATACCCAATCCAGGCTAGAGAATTAAACAATATACAATCAATTGGACAATACCAGACTGAACAATTTGGCAAACATATTTTTAAAGAAGGATCTGTTGTAATTCCTGGGCAACTTAGATATGATAATCCACTTTATGCGGTGGAAATTCAACCATTATTTGGTGGACTTCCTGTATCTTTGTACTTCAAAAATCTTTTGGGAGCAAAAATTAAAGGATTTAGTAGTGGAGTAACTGCAGAAGTAGTATATTTACTTGAAGAAAGTGAGTCTCAAAAAGGAAATTATACAATTTATGTAAAATACTTGCAAAGTGGTGGTCAAGATTTTGACGTTAAAGTTTTTAGTGATGGAGAAACTCTTCTTTTAGAGACTCCAATTACATATGGAAATACTACTATACAAACTGGACAGGGATTTGCCAACATCTTATCCGAAGGTGGTATTTCGGAGGGAAGTTCGGTATCAGTTGCAGATGGTGTATATTTTGTTCGTGGTATTTTTGCAAATGTAACTGCTCAAACGATATTATTGGATCAATATAGCATAACTCCATCATATAAAGTTGGATTTGATGTAATTGAAACTGTAGTAAATTCTGATGAAGATCCAAATCTCGTAGATAATGCTCAAGGATTTTCAAACTATGCTGCGCCTGGTGCAGATAGATTTAAGCTTGAACTAATCCTAACAAAAAAGGATATTGATGACAATGATGTTGGATCATTTGTTGAGATTTTAAGGGTAACTAATGGTGTACCACAATTTTTCACAAAAAATCCACAATACAATTTAATTAGAGATGAACTGGCAAGAAGAACCAGTGATGAATCTGGAGATTATTTTGTAAAACCATTTTCATTATTTGTTAGAGATTGTTTAAATGATAGAACTCTCTCCGATGGAATGTTCTTTGAAGGAAAAAGAACTCCTCAAGGAAATCTTTCTTCTGAAGAGTTAATGATTTATGAAATAGGTCCGGGAAAAGCATATGTTAGTGGATATGATGTAGAGACTATTTCAGCAACTTTACTTGATGTTCCTAAAGCAAGAACTACAGAATCTGTTGATTCTGAAGTAGTATCTTATAATTCCGGATCATTAGCAATTGTAGATAGAGTATATGGATCCATTACTCCAGGACTCGGAACTGATGCTGTTATCAGTTTGATGGATTCTCGAATTGGATCTACCAATTATGTTGCCACAGGATCGACTATTGGGTATGCAAGAGTATATGAATTTATTCCAGAAACTAATTATGAAGACGATCAAAGTAGATTTGAATTAAGATTATTTGATATTTCAACATTTACTCAAATTGGATTAACAACATCATTCTCAACTACACTTTCAACCCCAGCATACATTGAGGGAAAGAGGAGTAAAGCATCTGGATACTTAGTAGAAAATCTTTCTGCCGGAAATAGAATATTAAATTTATACCAAGTTTCAGGTTCTTTCATCGAAAATGAGCCAATATCAATCAATGGAATTGATGATACTAGATTAATCAATTATGTTAGAGATTATAGTATATCCGATGTAAAGTCTCTATATTCTCAAACAG